AAATGCGCAGATTCATTCAGGAAATTGTTAAAACGTGGTGCCGGAGGTCGGCACGCAATCCACGCTTAACTTTACTTAGCATTCACGCGGTTTCCCGCGAAAATACACATTCTTTTAAACCCCCACACCCCTACATTACGTCCACTGAGTTAATAAAACTACCTCAGACTGGCAGTAACCTGGCACTAAAAAGGAGGCGCAGTGTCCTATCTCTACGCAGTCAGAATGTTGATTCCGGGGCATGCATTCAACCCGGTCAAGGTGGGGTTTTCCACGTGCCCTGAGCGCCGCATGCGCCATTACGATGCTGGCCCTTATCCATGCGAGTGGTTAGGAGTCTGGCCGGGGACAGTTGAGGATGAGGCTGCCTTTCACTTTCAGTTCAAATCTATCCGCTTAAGCGGCGAATGGTTTGAGCCGAACGAAAAGTTTCTAGCGACTATCAACGCGCGAATTCAACAGCATCGAGAATTCTTAGCAAGCCCGACATTCATTGCCTACGTAGAGCAAAAACGCAGCCGGGCAATGGAAACGTTGGCTGCTTATTACGACGGCCCGGAGGCGGCCTGACGGAGCGGATCTTGGACGCGGTTCGGACTCGAAGCCTGCGCTACTTGTAATCGTTCCGCATAAAGAAACGTTCCAGAAATGGCCCAGGGCATCACCTTCGTAGTCTACGGAATCGCTCAAACCGCCGGCAGCAAGCGGGCCTACGTGCCGCTCGATCGAAAGACCAAGCAGCCGTTTCGACGACCGAACGGCGGTATTGTTGTATCAACCGTGGACGACAATCCAAAGGGCCGCGACTGGAGGCAGTCGGTGGCTTCCGCGGCACTCGACTCACTGAACGGTGATCGCGGCAAGCTACTGACCGGCGCGCTGGCCGTGGTTGTCAGGTTTTACCGGCCACGTCCGAAAGGTCACTTCAACAGCCGGGGAGAATTGAACAAAGCGGGCCGGGCGTCGGTAGCGCCGACAACCAAGCCGGACGCAACGAAGCTATGGCGTTGCGCTGAAGATTCTCTCAATAAGGTGATCTGGTCTGACGATTCAATAATAGTTGAGCAGCACGTTTACAAGCACTGGGGCGAACCAGCGCGAATGGAAATCGAGATCCGAGAGGTAGAGTTGGCATTGTGATTACGAGCCGTAAGCACTTGCTCCTCGTGCTACACTCCCGCGCGTCAGCAAAATCTTTTTGGAGGTAAGTTCAGAATGCCGAATCAGTACAGCAAGACGAAGACAACCAAGGGCACGAAGACGATCAAGGCTCGCGCTACGGCTAAGAGAAAAGTCGCGCCGAAGGCAAAAGCCAAGACGACAGGCACTCGCGCGCGGTAAGGATGCTCTGAGATCCACTTGCCGGTGTACTCAGGGCCGAAAGCAAAGTAGCCGCCAGCTTTTAGACTGACGGCTATTTTTGTGCTTACGCCCTCATCACAGTGCGCAGCACATTCGAGGGCTCCACTTTCTCTAATAAAGCCCTCACCCACAATTGAAGTAAAGCACGGATTAGACTGGGGATGTTAGTAGCTCGCGAAAATTTGGCGCGCACTCGCTCACGATTGCCCCGGAGCTTCCGCCTTTGTAGTGCCTGATCGATATCGAATCGCTTCCCAAAACGCAGTATTTCAAAAAGCTGATTTTCGAGATATCGCCCAGCACTGGAAACGAGGCAGAAGTGGTTAAGGTTTCAGTTGATCCGTTGTCAGTTATTGCGGTTAGCCTGACTCTGGAAAACGTTCCGTCAGTCTTGAGAATCTCTAAATCTCTGCGTCCGTGGTGAAGTGAAAAGCCTGCTTTCGTGACCGTTAGTGTTTGAGATGTTGGCCGAGCAGTCGCGATGTAATCTTTTTCCTTAGTCGAAACGAACAGGGGATTTAGCTTGCCCTGCCTCGCGTCCAGCCAGCCGTAGAAGTCCGACAAAGCAGAGCGAGTAGTGAGCAGAAACCTAACCGGGAAGGTCTGAGGCGATCCCGTATCCACTGCATACTGATAATCCCTGCCTCTGACCTGAATCCTCCGTGAAATGTCATAAGGACGCGAATCGAGAAAGCTTACCTTTGCTGACTCCAGCGAGAACACTTCAATAGATTTGTAAGTTGTGGCCGGGGTGTAAGTCGCGATCCGCCTGGTTGAAAGTTCAGTCTCTAAAACATCGAAACGAATGATCGAATCTTCGTGATCCGCGGCGAACGATTTGACCGATAGCGAATCGTCAGAGATTGAAGCCAAGCGCGCGGGGAAGACCGTAGAGCCCGAGGGGATCGTTGTTGCGATATTCGTCTCAAGCGTCAACTGCGCATCGGCAACGACTGTGATCTTAAAGAATTGATAAGTGCTCGGGTCCTGAATATCGGTAGCCGTGCCGCAATAACTCCCAACCTCGTAATCCCTTTTGGTGGTGTCGACTGGGATCGTGCTTGTTCCCGAGTTAGCAGCGCCTGTGGTTACGCCTGAATCCGACCAAACGGGGAGACAGTAATTCTGAGCTGGCGCATAGAGCGCGCCTTGCAACCGTGCGCGGCCGGCTCCTGACGATGGCGAGAGGTGGTATTCCAGACTGCGATAAGCCCCGTGCGGGCGGGCGCCCACCCGCTGCTGATAGTCTGGTTCAGATTGATTGACGTTGGTCTTGTAAGAGATTTCTTCAACGATTGGGATCTGTGAATCGCCGAAGGTGTCCGAGAAGTTGTGCCCGAAGCCTAAGTTTGTGGGCACTATCTGATCGGTATTAAGTTCTACATTGACCTGGACCGTGATAGTTGCGCGCAAAGGCAGGACAGCTTTTGCGGCTTCGTAATGAACGAGAACACGGGTGCCTGTAAGCGAGTGATTATAAAATGCGGCCTCATCGTAGCGGGCCTGAGCATAATTGAGATTCGAGTTCCGATGTACAAAAAATTCGCCCACCGTCTGGCGGGTAGCAAGACCCGATGTGATCGTGGTGGTGGCTTTCAGGTAGCCGTTTCGATAAATAGAAAGTGAGTTGCCCGTTCTTACAGCCACGATATGGAAGGACTCACCTAAATAATTAAGGAAGATTAGCGAAGTGTCCAGGGCCTTGAATTGTGTTCCGGCCGAGTCGTAGCAATACGCAGCAAAGTATCCGTAACCGCTAAACGACCACTGAATGCCGAAATCCGGAGTGCCTACTAATCTAATATCGACCGCCGCATACATTCCACCCATTGGCCTGATCCATGCTTCACAGGCGGCGTCTCCTGAAGGCCGAAGCAGACTGTGACTGGCACGCTTGATCCGGGATGTTCCGGGATACCCCTCCGCATTTGCGTTAGTCCAACCGTAAAACTCCCTGCTCGCGGCGTCCGTCTCGATCGGAGATGCGTAGCCGTAGGGTTGGTCGTTTGGATAGACCGTAAACAAGGGCTCATAAACCATCTCACCGTTAAGTGAATTGCCGGATAGGTCGGGAATAGAGTCGCCGTCCGTCACCGCGCCAACCATGTCGAGACGGTAATACAGCGATGGGGTGTCGATTAGAACTTCTGATTGGTAACTCATGGGAGATGTTTAGTCGAGAAAGAAGGCGCGTGATCGGTGAGAGCTGGATGATCCGGTCAATATGGCGACTTCGCACATCTGGGCGGTCAGGCGTGCTTTCGTATAGACGTCAACACGTTGGACGCCGACTTCAAGTATTTGAGCGGTGACGCGAGGCTCGCCTGGGACGGAGGTGCGCTTAATTGCGACTTCTAAATCTTCAGCAGTTACGCGATTTTCAGCCACGTTATGTCGTCACCTTCTGTCCAGCTTCAAGAGCATTGACTTCTGCAATGGTAAATCTTGAGGACGTATCTGGGTTGATGAGCCGGGTTTCAACATGAGTACCATAACTCCCGGCCATTGTCTTATTAGCGCCTACGTAGTTCGTGGCGTTGGTGCGAATCGTGCTGGCAATTGTTCGCGTGGCAACATCATCTTTTCTGGCGATGAGGTAGTGCTTAACTCCGATGATGGTCCCGGTTGCGTTGGTAAGATTTCCGAGGCCATAAGTGTCGATGTCGTTAAGCGTCCCGGACTTCACATAGTCAGTGTCATTGTTTCCGTTGTCATCCACCAGGAGATAGTTGTCGGTCGAGTTGCCATCCGAGCCTACCCACTGTGATGAGTTGCCGTTGCCGGTTGGGATGCAAGATTCGACAACAAAAGACTCTCCGAAAAATGTATTTTCAGGCGCGGCGCCGGTGTCATCGTTGAGATAGATATCGTCGCACTGCCAGCTTAAGCCTCGCGCCTTAAAATGCAGGCGGTTCGCGTAGGCATTCGCAGAGGCGGCAGTTTGCACGCTGGAAAGGGTTAGGACTGTAGCATCTGCCACTCTAACAACGACTGACCCGGTCGCCCCTGTAGCAAAGACAACTTCAATCTCGACCATTTTGTAGTCGGCGCCTGTGCCGCCGGTGCCCGCTGCGACGATAACCCCTGTAGCGGTTCGCCCAAGCTCCGTCGCAGATGCAATCGTAGTGTTGCCCCGATAAACAACGATTTCGCCTAGACTGGTAATGACGTAGCCCACTTGGCAAGTCGTGCCATCCATGAATGCAAAGTCCAAAACGGTAGGAGTTGCTGGAAGCGGCGTGCTGAAATACACGAATGCACACCCAAAAAACAGGTGTCCAATGTTGCTTCCTAAGGACCTTACGAGGACAGCGCTGCCGCTGGCTGACATAGCATAAACGCTTCCCCCGTTTCTAGGTTTACTGGTAGTAGTTTGAAACGCATTCACTGAACTGGTAATGTCCCAAACCCCAGGATCACTCAGGTAGTCATCGAGCAGCCTTTCAAAGCCGAAGAAAAAAATGTTTGCCATAATCGTTGGTGGTCTTCTAATGGTTTCAGGTGCGGTTGATTGTGAGAACGACGGCTACTTGTTTCATTCCGGAAACGCTGTCGACCACGGCGAGAAACTTAGTTCCCTCGGCGACGGCGACGGTCCATCCGGTGAGAGTCGAGTCCTCGGCGAATATGTCAGTAGCGAGAGTTGGTTTAGCAGCGGCACAGATTGATGAGTAAGAGGGCGGATCGGCGGTGCTGGTTTTAATGTCGACAACCGCGCTTCCGGCGACGTCGCCTTCGATTCGAACTTTGGTAATGGTTCCCGCGGGAACGTCGGGAAAGCGCGTGGTTTGCGTGGCAGCCAATGAAGTTGTGTTTTTGCCATCGCCAAACTCAAACCCAAGCCGAGCGACACTGCCTAACGGAGTACGGGAACCAGTGAAACTAAATTGAATCATTTTAGGTTGCCGGTTGAGTTATCGAGCCGACCGAGATGGTCTGAGAAGCGCCGGAGACTATCGACAACGAGTTTAGCTCCATATCGCCGCCGCCGCCGACGAGGGTAATAGTACCGTCATAGACAAGGGTTGTATCGGCGCTGGCGATGCGAAAGTACCCCGCCGTGCCGGTGGCGACGGCGTTCTGGACCAGTGTGCCGTTCATTGCCGCCACACCCGCAGCCGCAACCGCAAACGCATCGGCGGCAAAAGTGAAAGTAACAAGTAATGTGCCTGTGGCTGCGTCGTCCGGTGAAGCTGGTTTGGAGCCGGTGTAGATCTTAAGTGTCGCCAGATCCAACGCCCCGCCTACAGAGTCCGCCTGTTTATTGCGCGCTACTGTGCCTATTGATTCCGCCATGTGATCTCCTTTAGGGTAATGTCCATGTAAAAGTGGTTAGCGTGCCCACTGTGCCGGTGAATGAAAACTCGATCATCGGTATTGAGTAGTTGTAATTATTCGACTGTCCGGTTGTGCCGGTGAAGGAAAACGCGAGCTGCGGCAGGATGAACAACAACCCGCCTGGCGACCTTACAACCTCTCGAACGTATGCCGCGCTGGTGTAGCCGCCGCGAAGCGTCGTGACTTCAACCCTGTATGCCGTGCTCAGATGGCCAAGGTAGTTTGGGGCCGCGACTTCTTCGGCAGTGGTTAGGGTGGCGGTTGGGGTGGTGAGGCCGGATTCAGTTCGCAGTAAGGTATTGATGCCGCCCTCGGTAGCGTACCACTTAACCGTGTAGGTCGTGCCAACTTCCGCCGTGACGCCCACATCCGTCTGAAGTTTGACCGTGGATTCTGTAAGGCGATTGGTTTCGGCCCAGGCCACGGCAACACCATCAATAGGTCCCAGATCGGCGAGCGAATAACTCCCGGAAATTGTGACGCCCCGAACGGGCAAGGGTTTCAGCGCGCGCGTCGTTGTGAGATGGGTTATCGCTGAAGCGGAAGCCAAAGCGTAGTCTCCCCCCGGAGCGTTGGAGATAAGCTTCAGCCGCAGACTTAGAGCTGCTGCGTGCTCAAGGGAAAGCGCCTTGCCGTAGGTAAAAAACCAGGCGGTTGTCCCTGCTGAGTGCGGAGCGGGAACGGAATCGAATCCGCCCACCGCGCGCCAGATATTTGTAAGGGTGTAAGTGCCGTCGCCATTGTTGGTGATCGTTTCAACCGCTCCCCACTCCCCGGTATCGGCCCAGTAAATCAGATTCGAGCCGGTGCCGATCTCCGCGACCGTGGCGCTCTCCAAACGCGTTGCATCAAAAGTGTTTGAAGGTGTGAAGGTGAGCGTAGTTAGCTTATTCGCGGTGAGTCTAACGACAGCCTCAGTTATCGTGCCCTTGACCGCATAGTCCGCATCGGAAGCTTCCTCGATGTAGGTGACACCAACGTCGGTGGAAACCCAAGCGTCGTATTTGATCTGCGAGTTGCTGGGCTTCGCAGCGAAAACCAGAGCCCTGGGATCGTCGTCACGCGATAGGAAGTAAGGCGCGTCCTGCACGACGTAGGATGTAATAGCGGCCGGATCGAGCTGGTTGCTAAAAGCACCGGAGCCCGAGTTTGCGAAAGCAGCAGCACCGACGCCGAAGAGATCTTCGACGCAGACCAACCGAACCCTCGAATCATCTTCTTTCCCGATGCCGACTTCCAGGATCCTGAGAATCTTGGTCCAACCGTATTTGTAACTAATGAGCTTGATGACATCGGCGGGCTCTTTGTCGTAAGCATCGCGATTTACATAGATCGTCATTGTCGGCCGGGGAAAAGATGCGGCGCGCATCTCGCGAGTAGCTACAAGTGCCGCGGTGCCCGGCAGGGCAACACCCTTGAATTGTTTGTTGACGGTGACGGTGCGGCCCTGAATCAAACGGTTGGCCTGGTCGAAGGCGGGCTGCTTTTCTATCTGATATTTATTGGATCGATTTACATACTCAAGTCTGAAATCGTTAGCCGTGCCCTTCCAAGTTCCGAGTTCGTGCGACTCGATCTCGAGCACGTTGTATTGGGACTTTGTGGTGACGCTGGAATCGTCGCCGTGACGAAAGACAGGCAGTGACGCAATCGAATACGTTCGCCGAATGGCTTTATATTTTATCGTTCCGTTGCGCAGGCTGCCGTGGATCGCCGCGTCTGCCAAAGCCGTAATGTCGTCAAGAGCCGATTCAACGTCATACTCGCGATTTAATTCGAGCGAGCATCCCAGCCCTTCGGTGAAGTGCGTGAGTGCTGCAGCTTGAAACGACGCCAGGTCAACTCTCGCAGCTGCAAGCCGCCCGCCATAAACTCGGTTAGTGATCCACTCATAGGCAACTTCAGCAGGATTGGCATCGAGTGAATCGGAGCCGCAAGCTTTGTACGCTGGCACCCCAAGGTTATTCGGAAAGCGCACCACTTCGAGCGCGATCGGACGCACGATAGGCGAGTCTGCTGGTGTTGCCGCGAAGTAGCCGCTATCAGTAGCGCCGGAGGGGCCGCGAATGATGAACAGCGCCTTGCCGCTATACGCCGTTCCGCCCGCCTGGGCAGAAAGATAAGTATTGGGGAGTTGCGTAGGCCAGAAGTTACCCGAAACGATATCGCAGCTCGCAAAGACGCCGCCCATCTCATGCTCGCCGCCCCACATCTTTGGTTTATTGATTAGAAGTGTGCTGCCGGCGTTTGTAGTCGAGCCTGTAGCGGCTTCTTTCTCGTCGATCCAGACCGTGCGTATGCCGTCGATGGGCCCGTGGCAGATCCCATAGGCCCACCCTGCAAAGTGTTTGTATGAGGCGGTGCGTAGGGCTCCTAGCCCGACGCCCACGGCTCCAAGAATCGATCCCTGTGTCAGCCCAATATAAGCTGATGGTGGATCCGGAACCGCTCCGCCGAAGTGTCCGCCACCGGCAAGATAACCTCCGAGCCCGCCGAGACCGGCAGCTATGCCCATGTCAGCGATGGCTACTGCGTTCTTGACTTTCTTGGTTGCGTAGTCACCCCACCATATAAGATGGGGATACATTTTTACTGTCCCAGCAATGTAAGGCCAGACCTGCGCTGCGTCCGCATAATTAACTTTGATCGCGTCTTTACCGGGCCGCTTAGGTCCGGGCTGGGTAAGCGATGCAAGCGCCTGCATCCCCGCCATTAAGGCGATATTGAAATAGGCGTTGCGCCCCGCGTTCGGGGCCACTGGTGGTGCTATTCCGATGCCCATTACTGAAGCCTGCCGATGTGTGGTTGTGTTATACTGCGCGCGTCGACCAAGACGTTCAGCGCTTTTTTTGTGCCTGTTTGAAATTGAGAACCCGCATCGTTTCGAGATTGATCGCGCTTGATGTCTTGGTCGACTTCAGGCAGGCATTGGTCTTGAGCGGTGCGGATTTTCTCTCTTGGGCTTGCTTTGGTTTGGTACGGTAGGCATGGCAAGGGATAGCCTCGGTACGGCATGTTACGGTAAGGCACGTTTCCCTTTAGGAGAACGACATGGCAGTCGCAAAACAAAAAATACAGGCGTTGCATCCGGTTACGAATGATGCCGCACACACACTTAGCTTTGAGGAACCGTATATCGTTCAAGTGAAGATCGAAGGCGTTGCCCCGATCATTTTCCACCGCTGGTCGTGTGAAGACGTCGCAGAGAAGGGCAAGGCTGCGAAAAATAGCAAGGCTAAGAAAACGGACAACGTAGAGTCGTATGTGTACCGCAACGAACGCAATCAGATTTGCTTGCCCGGTGAATACGTTCGGCAAACAATCATTCATGCGGCGAAGTTTCGACAAGATCCCCGCTCGCCGCGTAAGTCGGCAATGGATTTGTTCAAGGCGTCGGTCGTGGCGCTTACTGAACTCGCTCCGCTCAACGGAGGGACGGAGAAGTGGGACTTCGTTGATCAGCGGCGAGTTACAATTCAGCGAGCGGCCATCACGAGGATGCGACCCGCGTTCAATACCGGATGGACGGCAGAGATTGACTTCTCTGTACTCTGTCCCGAATATATCGATCCTCAATTGTTCCGAGAGGTTCTTGTGCTCGGCGGTAAACTGATCGGAACGGCAGATAACCGTCCTACCTATGGACGGTTTCAGATTGCGAGATGTGAAGTTGTTGGACTCGCGTAACGACTTATGGTGGTCAACGCCAAGGTCAGCAATGGTCAGCCGCGGTAAGGTATGGCAAGCCCCGGACAGGTGAGGCATGGCGGGCAAGGCTCTGGCCAGGATAGGCACGCCCGAAGGCGCTGTGAATTTATTTGCGGCGCCTTTTATCATTGTAGTCGACCAACTTCGTGCGGATTTTGATTTGTTTGAACGTGATTTGTCCCACAGCCCGCGCCGCTGCCGGTCTCAGCACCAAACTTCACTTGACCTGTACTGAATGCCCGGTCACAGCCTGGGTAAGCGTCTGCTGCGTCTCCTGCTCGGAGAGTTGTTGAAGGAAAGTTCTGTTGCAGCGTTAGAACGTGGTTGACACCGGAAACCACGTCATCAATGATCGTGCGCTTGTCTCCATTTGCCGCTTCTATATAACCAGCCGTGAAGTAGTCGGCGACCTGGCCGCTAGCCCCGCTCACCGTGACGGTAAAGTTTTCCGTGTCGAGCGAGACAACCGCCGTTATTGCTTTCCAGTTGGCTTTATTGACCGGGCACGGGTAATCGTAGAGAAACCAGTTGCACAGGGATTGGAAGGTGTCGTTCAGACCTTCCGAGCGGGCCATCAACTCGAAATCAGTGAGGCACTCAAACTGTGCCTCAACGCCTTCTATTCGAGGGCTGAAAACTGTTCCTGACCAAATCTTGTAAGGGTCGCCGGTTAGTTCGTTCTGTCGATAGATAACGAGTGTGGTGTCGCCGTGCGGTGGATACTCTTTGTGCTTCTTGAAAAGCGTATTCAGAAGCGAAACGCTGAGGGTTGTAGCGGTGCGGCCGGCATCCTGAGATTCGGCAAACTCGGAGTGAGAGATTCCGCCGCGCGGGTGAGAGAAATCATAAGCGACGGCATCAATGGTCGCGGAGATCGTCTTCTGGGCGTTCGTGAAGTAGAGGGAGAAGTCTGCGCCCGTGAGAAGGTAGAGATACGTTTGACGTGAGGAACTTTCTGTTACTTCGATTGAGGCGTAAGACATCAGGCTAGTCTCAGGTTAGATAGGGCTTTGCCAGGTGCGTTATCCCGTCAGAAGCTAACGCGGCCAACATGTGATCGCTGAAGTCCGAACCGTCGGGCAGCGTGATTTTTGCGAGGAAGCGTCCGTATTTCTCTCTGCGTCGGTGCACTAAAATCACGGCTGTTCCAACGGGCAACAAGCTCTCAGCTTTCGCCTTCGCCTCTGCCCCGAACTTCTCACTAGGTTCCAAGGCGTTAATTCCTTCGACTCTGATATTCACGCCGTGCCGTTTCTCTTCCGCCGTGATCTGCACGTGCATCTCGACTGTGTCGCCATCAACGACGCGATCTACGGTTGCCGGAAATTGCCAAACAAAGTTCATAAGACATTGGTGAGGAAGGTCAAACCGATCACGTGGCTTTTATTTTCAGATCGCCCGCTGCAAACGATCTGGTTTGCCCGCTTCTAACAATGACCACGGTATCTAAAACGCCGGTGTACTTCGGAGTTCCACCACTGCTTGCGACGTACAGCGCCACTTCATCAGCGGAGAGCCAATCGGCAGAGGCTTGGGGGAAGGTGATCGCTATCGAGTTGACCTTGATGTTTGCGGAGATGGTGGCCCAATTGCCCACGCTGTTAGTGACTGAGACGCGAGCGTATCCACTTCCGGTGAGTTCAGTTCCCCCGGCCCGGAGGCCAACGAACCAAGTGACCTCACTTGTGTAATTGGTCCCGCCGAATTCTTTATTCAGGATTTGCGCCGCGTGGGTTGTGAGGATTGGCATGTAAAGTTGTGAGCGTTGCGTTACATTTGCTGAGGTCAAATGTAAAGTTGGTTAGGCATAGCTGACTGACTGAAGTTTTCTCATGTATTTGCCCTGAATGATGCGCGTGCGTTTGCCCTTTCCGGTGTTTCGGTAGGCGTCAACGGCTTCACCCACGGCGCGGTCTCCGATTGCAACGATGGTTCTTTGCTCGCCGCCTGCCGACATCTGCCGTTGGTTGTAAACGTGGCCGGACCCACCCATTGCCAGCAACTCCGGGCCATTCTCACCGACCATGTACAGTCGACCCGCAGAGACGGGGCCTCCGGAAGCGCGACCACCGCCAAAGAGCTTGCCGAAGATTGAAGAGAGCAGCCCGCCGGACAATCCGCCCGTTTCCTGATTGCGGTTGCCGAAAAGGGATCCGGTAATCGAAGCCGAAAGGTCTTGCGCTAAGCGCCCCTGAATATCTCGAATCATTCCAATAGCAAACTGCTTGAGTAAGCTTGTCGGCTTCTCCCATCCTAGATTGCCAAGCAAGCCCTGCAAACCGCCCTGGAAATCTCCCGCCACGCCTTCCTTCGTGAAAGCTTTGTCGAAGAGTTTGTCTTTCTTTGCTTTCTTCGCTTCCTCCGGAGTGATTGCTTGCTTGCGGAGTGCGGCCATCTCGTCTTCTAAAGTGGCCACACCTTTCAGAGCTTCCTTCACGTCGATCAAAGGTTTCGGTGTGATGGTGAGGGCCTTGTTTAGTTCCCCGACTTCAGTGGTGACCAGTTGGAGATTCGCAGCGATTGATCGGCCGGGCAGATTGAGCCCGGCGGTTCCACCAACGCCGATCGGTAAGTTGAGGCCAGCCGTTCCGCCAAACTGAGGCCCTGCGATTCCCCGGGCTCCGCCTCCCGTCACGGATCCGCCGCCCAGGGCGTCAACGATGGCGACGGGCATGGGGTTTGTGCTGGAAATGGGGATGCCCGCAATGCTGAATTTCTCACCAGCGCCAAGTGCGCGATGCGCCACTTGCCCGAACTCGCCCTGGCGGATTACGCCGTCCTTGTTCACGTCCCAAACTTTATTTGCTTCGTAGCCTTTGGAGCCGCGACGGAAGCGCACGGCGTTATCGTCGCTCGACGCCTGGCCCGCGCCAACTGCAGAGTACAGCGCGGCTTGCGTGCCCAGCTTTCCGCGCAAGTGTGGTTGATCGAAATAGCGAAACACCTGATCGAGCTGCTGTGTCGCGTTCATCCGCGACAGGCCTTGCTGCGTTAATCCGAACTGTTTACGGGTCGACTCCATCCACTGAATCAATCCGTAGGCTGAGGAGTTCGGGTTATCGGCATGCGGATTGAAAGAGGACTCCATCGCCAGGAGGTTCGCAAGGTGATCGGGATTGATGCCTCGCTGAACCGAACCGGCGACCATCTTTTTGACGAACTCCGGTTCACGTTGGGAGAGGTCTTTGAGTTGGGCGTAGTTGCCCGCCTGCCTCTTATTAAGCCCAATCTCCAGCCCCTCACGGATCGAGTCGCCGAGACGTTCGGCGCGCTTCGAGGGAGATTGAATTTCCCAAAAGCCCATGAAGGCGCTGTTAGCCGCTTCAGCGAGCGAGGTCATTGCGCCGGTTACAACCCCAGTGCCCGCCGAAAGCCCCTGCGTCAGTCCGTTGTAGATATCCGCGGCCGCGCCTTTCGGGTCGGTGAACATCTTCATTATCGTGTCGCGCCCGGTGGCCGACTTGAAGGCGTTCTCTTCAACCATCCCGACGCCCTTGAGATAAGTTTCCGCCTGACCGCCGACCTTTGTGGCGATTCCTGCGCTTCCTGGACCTGAATAATTCCCGATCTGCGTTTTGAGATTCGCCATGCGCTGCGCATAAGCACCGCCCGCAGGTCCGAATGGATCGCCGCCGGTGACTCCGGTCGCGTAAGTTACCTCTTTTGCATCTTCGAGCGTTGACTCCAAACCGGCGAGTGTTTTTGTCGCCGTCTCTTTCATCGTGCCGGCGGCTTCCAAACGCATCTGCATGAACATCAGCTTGAGCCCAGCTTCAGCGCTCACACGGCCTTCTTCGAGCAGCTTATTCAATTCCGGCTGCGTAACGCCTAAACCGCGAGCCATGTAACCTCTGGCGCCAGGAAGTGCTTCGGACAATTGCTGATTCAACTCTTCGCCGGTGATCTTCCCCTTCGAGAGCATCTGCGTGACCGCCAGCATGGCCTTGTCCATTCTCTGGAACGTGCCCGCCTTCGCCATTGCGTCGCCCAAGTCGGTCAGCACCGACTTCACGTTGGAGGCGTCAATGCCAACCGCTTGAAGTTGCTGCGAGTACAGGAGAAGGTCACGAGTCTGGAAAGGCGTATCAGCACCAAACTTGAACATCTCGCGCATGTGCGCTACGGCCTTCTCTTCCGATCCCGTCAAATTGGTGAAGGCGATCCGCATCTGCTCGATGAGGTCTTTCATCTGAAGGCCTTTATCAATGGCCTCAGTGACGTGCCCGAACAAAGCCTTTGTGCCAGTTTGCAGAAGATTTCCTGCGGCAGATCCGATCAGAGATCCCGTACCGCCTCCACCCTGGATTCCAAACGACGACATAAAGCCTTGGTTCAAGTTCGCTTTGAACTTGCCCATGCGGTTTAGCTCACGTTCGACTCCGGTGACGGCGTGCCTTGCCGTTGTCTGCAAGTGCTGGAACTGCTTCTCAGCATCACGCACACCTGTGCGCAGCTTCGCGGTGCGAAGTTCTACGTCGCCAAACAACTCAAAAGCTTTGACCGCGATGGCTAATCTCCTTCTATCTCTCGATGTTTCGTTGTGTTAGTGCTCGCGAGCCGGCGGGCTTCCAAGACAATCTGCACTCGTTCGATCCAAAGCTCATCCCACTGTTCCCAGATTTCCTGTGGGTTGCACTTGAACATCATTGCAAGGTCGATGATGTCAACATAGTCGGGGCAACGGGCTTGAGAGTGTTTAGGCTGCCTCAGCCAGAGTTCGTACTGGTCGAGGTCTGCGCGTTTGGGAGTCGTGATTCCTGTAGTGACTGCCAGATTGAGAGCAGGACTTTGTCGTCAACGCCGTCGAGAAAATCGGCATCGAGCGGATAGGGTTTACTCTCGGCGTCAACGATGTCCGGGCTCTGCACGTCGAACATGACCAGGCACCGAATCACTTCTTCTTTTTCCGGTGCCGTCTTTTTGAAGGTCTCATCAAACTGGGCACGGGTTGCCGGGGAGATCGTGCAGCGTGAGAGGCGCACGAGTTCGCTGCGCTCCTCGCCGTCTACCAAAAGCGCCAGCGTGATCGGAGGCATCGGATGCCGCGCCTTTTGAATGTTCGTGGCTAGAATTGCCATTTTACTTTTATTCCTCTGCTTGTGTTTACGGCGGGCGGTTCAAGCTTTTCACTCGAAACGGCCCGCCGTGGTTAAGTGGTCAGTGAGGTTTCTTTTTTAGATCGTGCCGATTTCGTTGATCAGGTAGATTTCCCAGGCTTTGTTCCAAGTGGTATCCGCCATGATCTCGAAATCAAAGTTATAAGCGTACACGTCTCCGTTGCCCTTGCGCTGCTCCTTAGCGTCGGTGAACTGCAGAGCCGAAGAGAGCCGGAAGGTGTAGTCCGCGCCCGTGCCGATGTTGTCACCAACGGCTGTGGCACGCAGGAAGTAGTTGCCTACGTTGTCAGCCTTCAGGGTGTTGTAAAGCGTGCGCATCTGAGAAGTGAACTCCGCTTCAAGCGTAAGCTTGGGAACCATAGCCTGCTCAACGATGTCATCCCAACTTGTCTCCGCTGCGTCGATGACCCACTTCAGATCGTATTTATTCGGCAGCTTTACAGACAGCTTGAAAACGTCCGTCAGCTTTGTGGTGCCCAGGGCCGCCGAAGTCGAATCCAGATAGATGCTCATGTCATTCATCGAGACGGGCTTATTGGCGATTGTCGTAGGCGAAGCGGTAAGGGTGTTGCCCACTGAGAACCCGCGAGCGAGCACGCCGCCGGAGATTGTTCCGGTGTCGCGGGTAACCTCAATGTCCAGCGAATTAAAGATCCCATACGTGGCCTTGGCC